TTTATGATGTCTTCCATTATGATACCTTCCCAAGTGATGCAGTTGCTACCCAGCGAGATCCAGTTGATACTCCAACAGACCTTCCGCCTCTTGCTCCTGCACGAATGTTTTCCTTAAATACTTTAGCATTCTTAAAATGATCTGATAAACCACTTGCCTTTAAAAATGATTGCTTAAAATAAACACTAAAAAATGAATCTAAAACTTTTGCAAATTGACCTTGTGACTGACCTCCAGGGTTATCAATAGTAACTGAATTTGGAGTAAATATTGTCTGTCCATCAATATCGAATGCTAAGACCTTTGCTTTCCTAGGTGCTATGGTAACGGGTGTTCCGCTTTCCATAATCTGCGCCTTGCTGTAGAAGGGTACTTTAGATCCATCTTTTATAGTAGTTGATTGTTTAAAACTGCTAGAGAATTTTAAACCTGTTGATGTTATTGAGTAATTTATATCGTACAGTCGTGACTCTGGGCTTCCTATCTGATACCACTCATATATATGATGAAGTGTTTGTGGGCTTACCCTCGCATTTGAGTCTATATATCCATATACAATTTCTGTAATCTCTGGTCCTAAATTTCTGTACATCTCTGCTTTACCGTATTCAAGTCCTTCAAGAAATCCAAATGAGTAGTCCATTATGTTTTTCATTTCTTTATTAAATGCTGCTGTATTAAATCTAAGACTTATCATATTGTTGACACCTGGTTTTCAGATCTTCTAACAACTAGTTTGTAGTATTCAATTCCTCCGAATGGCCCTACGTATGGCTCGTTAGTTGCAATTTCAAATATTGTTGATTTGCCTGCTCTAACTCCTGCTGTCTCTGTATATATTGGTGTACCAGATGAGTCTCTTATGTTTGTTAGTACAATGTTTGTAATAGAGGTGGCTTCTTGTCGTTCTGAGATTCGAATGTCATTCTTTGTTCTTCCGTATAGAACTGAACTGTGTGTTATATTTACGTTGGGTGCTACTTCTTCTTTAAGTCCCGCAGAAGATAGGCTACAAGCAATTGTCTTGTCTATTAGCCACTGCTTTTTTACTTCTCCAAGATCCCCTTGTGTAACGATTGGGTAATAAACATCAGCCAATAGTGGGAAGGTAAAATCTGAAATTTCGCATAACATTAGATTATCCCTGGTTTTAGAATAGTATTTGAATACTTATCTAAGATCTTATCTACCAACATATTACCAGTTCCGTTAAATACAGCCTTGTCAAATTGGATTGTAAACTGATCTGTGTTGTATGATGTTACATATCTCTTGTAATAATCTAACTTACCACATTTAATGTCTTCAATAAGTGCTCTTGTTGCAATTTCTACATCTGATGGGATAGTCTTATATCCTGCATCAACAACAAATGTGTAGTCGCAGCCTGCTGGAAATGCTACTGACTCATATCCAAAATAACCAAGATCTCCTCTTGAAATTGGAAGACTTGGCATTGCATTTTCTGAACGATTCCATGCCCCACTTACAACTCTCTGCACTGCCGAGTTGTCCATTGTAATCATATAGTCATGCAGGTTGGTCAATGGAGTGTCTACGTTATAAACTAAAACGTTGTCCTCGTATACCTTTAAAATTTTATTTGTTTCATTCCATAGTGGGAAGTAATCTGTTCCTTGACCCACTGCCTGTATTACCTTCTTGTGATTGTAAAATCCATTTGGAATAATTGTATCAATAATTGCTCTAGCAAGAAGTTCGTGCATTCTGTATTCCGCAACTTCTGAAGCAGTGTCGCCAATCTTATTTGCATTAACGTAAGGCCTAATGATATCTAAGTTTTCTTCATGTAAAATATTTACACGTGCTGTATCATAAAATTTAATATAAAACTTTCTGTCAAAACTTACTTTGTCTGCTGGCAGAACATATGTAACAATGCCGTTAGCGTTTGACTGAACTGTAGTTTCTACTACTGAGTGGTCCACCAAATCCTCAACCGACTGAACGTACGTATAGTTGGCTATAGGTAGTGTCCAGGTAGTTGTAATAGGATAAGGTGGAACTCTCATTACCTCCATGAATTAGTTACCGAATTCCTTCGCAACTTCTTCTGGTGTAGCAATTCTGCAGTGATCCCTTGTTAACCAAGCCTCTGCTGCCTTTGGAGAAAGAATGTTGTATCCATTATAGACTTTGCCAAATTCTCCCCATGATGCGTTTCTTGTAGAAAATACTGCAACTTTGTCTGATGACAATGGTGCTGATGGTGCAGCAGGTGCTGCGTGAACTTCTTGCTCAACAGGTGCAGTTGATCCTAAAACTCCATTATTGTCATAGCCTAGTGATGGCTGTAGAGCAACTTCTGGTGCCTCTGGTGAACCGATAACATCGTTGTCTGATCCTGGCTCTCCTGGATGAATATAAACAAAAGGTTCTGGATCTTTCCACTGTGGTGCGTCTTCAAGTTCAAGTATTTCTACATCGTTGATTTCATCAGCAAATGCCTGATCTTCTTCGGTCATTGCTGGTTCTGGTGGTTCTGGTACTTCTAAAACTTCTGGGTTTTCTTCAACAATAGAAGATAGTTCTTCTTCTGAAAATGTTCCAGCAATTTCGTTATTTAGTTCTTCTGACATAAGTATGTCCTCCTTGTAGTGTTAATTGTATTATATCATTATAAAGTTAATAAGGGGGACAGGAGAGTGAACTCCCGCCCCCCATTAAAGGTACTGTTTACAGATTATGCGTCTGCAGCAGCGTCAGCGAATGCAATTGCATCCTCTTCTTCCCATTGAATACCAAAGCGGACGAATACTGTGTATTCAATTGTGTCCTTCTTTGCTACGTATTCACGGTTTACAGTGATGTCACGTTGCATACCCCATACACGGTTGGCAGGGAATGTCAAATCGATATATCCTGCTGGGTAGTAAGGGACTTCCTGAACTTCAATTCCAAGAACACGAGTTGTACGTGCTCCACCGAATGTCTGTCCAAGTCCGTCTAGATAGTTCTGACGGTTTGCTTGTGTGCTTCCTGGCATACGACCAGAGAATGCTTCTGCAACTGCATCTGCAAGGGTACCGTTATTCTTAACGATTCCTCCGAATGCATCTGTACCTGCGTAGAACTTAAGATTGTTCTTAAGTGCACGGTACTTACGTGGCATTGCATTGATGATTCCCTGCATAACTTCAGGTGTCCAAGCATTATCTGCTACGGTTACAACTGATTCATGTGCGAATCCATTAGTCTTGGTCTTCTTTACGAAACCAGTCATGATGTTAAGGAATGGGGATGTTGAACCATCACCATTAATAGCCAAGTCTTCGATATCATTTGCAAACGCATTTGTCATCAAACGTACTAGGTGATCCTCAAGAGCATCTCCTTCTACGCCATCTTCAAGTGCTTCAGCAGAAACTTCCCAGTCAAGACGAATCTTCTTTGTAGTTAATTCGACCTTTGAGAATGTTGCTCCTGTGTTTGTATATGTGCCGTCTGCTTGTGCTGCTGAACGAATTACACGCTCTCCTACGTTTACTTTTTCAAGTTCCATAGTATTTGCTCGCATTGTGACCTTACGGCCATCATTTGCAAGTACAGTTGCATCCCAAACATAGTCAATAAAACGACGTGCCTGTTCAGGGCGCAAAATTCCAGATGCTGCAGTAGTCCCAGAAGGGTTTACGGCATTGGAACCAGATGATGAACCGATGGTTGCTACTGGGGTATTACCCAATGTGCTTGCACCTGGGTTAGAAACTCCACCAATACCACCTGACGCAAATGCGCCTTGGCCTTGATAAAGTCCTGGGGCAGTTCCGCCCACGTTACCAGATGTACCTGGTTGATTCTTTTCTATATTTTGTTCCGACATAATATTTCACCTCCAAGTGACTTTTTACTTAAATAGATCGGTTGTTTTGAGGAAACTCCCGCCCCATAGGGATTTTTCAACCATTTCAGGCTGATCCTGTACAATCTCTCCGAGATCGCCAGACTTTCGGAAAGCAGTATCTTGCTCTACAAGTTCTACACGCTTACCAAATTCATTAAATACATTTGTTGCTGATGCAATATCTTTTGCAACTGCTTCAAATGAGTTTTGCGCTACTTCAATATCAACCTTTGTAGACTTTAAAAGTTCTACTTCTGATTGTAATGATTTAACTATTTCTACTAGATCGCTAAAGGCTTTTTCAAGACCGTCATTGGTTTCTGTAACTGCTTCTGCGATTGCTTCTGCAACTACATCATCTGACTTAGATACATCTGCGTCTGTGTCTGCTACCTTTTCAATTTCTTCTACAACTGCTTCGTCTGACTTAACAACATCTGCTGTTTCTGTCTCTTCTGCCTTTGCAATTACTTCGGTAACTTCTTCAACCACGGCATCTGCCTCTGGAGCGACCTCTGACTTTGTTACTTCTACTAGTGCTTCTGTTTCAATAACTTCTGCAACTGTTTCTGTCTTTTTTGTCATAGGTTGTACCTCCTTGTTAATCTTAGAAGTATTAATGCCTT